TATTCTATCTGTTCATATTCAGATAGATCGTTGAAACTTCTAATTTCTATTTCTTTCTCTCTTGCCATAGTAATTGCATTTTAACATTAGATCGTATAATATGTCTACTATTAGTAATTATTGGAGAGAAGAATGTCAAAATTATGGAGAGATTTTTACGATAAAACGGTAGATGATCCCAATAAACAAGAGGCTTTCGAGAAAGCTTTTAGTTCTGGTTGGGATTGTAAAGAAGAGTTGGCCAATCAATATAATAAAGAACATATTGATATAACTGGACACTCTGTTGAGAATCCTTTGTTAGAGTGTGACGCTTTAATAAATGAGCTAGACTTTACAGCTTACGATAGCGGTTGTTAAGTTGCTGTTCGCCTGCCTGATAGTTGATTCTCCTTATCATAGGGCAGAAGTCTTGATCGGACTTAGGTTTCAGGAGAGCCTGAGCGACACAATCTCCTGCTTTTTATGATAAGGTAAATGAAACATGGCCCTGGTTTTTCAATTTCCAGCATTGAGGGAGTGGCACACCCAAGACGCCAAAACGTGCCAACAGACAACTGACATGCAGAAATGGTTTACTCTATATTCATTTCCATATGAGGTTGCAATACCTCGAAATATATTTCTGCGTGAGGGGTCTTGAACTAACTCGCAAGGCCCCGACTTATTTTTGTCGGTTTTTGTCAGAAAGTGCGTGACGTCGCAAAGTCTTATGGTTAGTGCTTTTGACAATAAAATCATTTTTTTCATTTTTGTCAGAGAACCTAACCTTAATTGTACTTATTTATCATAATTTGCTTGACCAAGTAATAATGCTTGTGATAATCTCGAGGTTCTGATACTTATAAGGTAAGTAGAGGTGGGCTGTAATTCTACTCACAATCTAAACTCTATTCTTTACATCTACAAATCCAAACCTTACAATCTGCATATGAGCAACCCAGAGCAAAAAGGTTTCGAACCTCTACTATCAGATGAAGTTGAACCGGCCATAGAATACTTCGGGCTTGATAAGAAACTTAACAGACGGCAAAGAGTCTTTGTCTGGACGGTAGTCAATAATCCCCAAATGAGTTATGTTGAAGCGGCCCGTAAGTCGGGCTACAAAGATGCCAGGCAGTCGGCCTATAAGTTGTTGCAACATCCAGAGGTTAAGAAAGAAATCCAATATTTGATGGGCGAAGTTAGAAAGAAGTATGAGCTCAATCAAGATCGAGCAGTCAAAGATTTATATGATATTAGAGATCGGGCCTTGGAGTCGGGATCTTTTAATGCTGCGATAGCGGCCCAAAATTCTTTGCTGAAAGTCGGGGGTTTGGTAGTTGATCGTAAGGAAGTTAAATATGGCAAGATTGATCAAATGTCCAGAGCCGAAGTCGAGAATAGATTGCAAGCCTTGCTCGAAGGTAAGAAAGCGGGTGGCATGCTAGCTGAAGCTGAGATCAAAGAAATAAAATCTAAGACTTAATTATTCTTATCGGCATCAATCAAATACATAAAGATTAATCCTCCGATTCCTGTAATGATGAAAAGGAAATCAAACATGATGCTCTATATCTACTTGGTAAGTTTGTTCAAAGACGGCTTTGGCTTCTTCGTATTTAAACGGTTTTTCTTCATTCCAAAACCTTTCGTCCTCAGCTAGGCTTAGCCAGGCGTTGAAGTTTTGCATTGGGGATTTATCGCTATCGTAAGTAAAATTGTTGATTCTACCAAACATACTCTCTCCTCATTAAGTTATTGTAATATATCTAATGTCCAATTCTCAGCTAAAGAATTAGCATAAGATTCACTTTTATTATCTAGTTCTTCAGTTCTAATCGATTCAAAGTTTTCATAAAGATCCACCCTAAGTTTACCAAAGTAGCGATAAACTACGGCTCTTTTGTTTTTCATCTCGCCAAAAGAATTAATTACTTCTACCATCATATTATTTTAAATCATCATCTTCATTCCAACAACTAAGATCGGGTGGTTTTGTTGGTTCGTTAGTTAAGGATAGAAAGACGGCTACTACATAAAAAAGTAGTAGTAAACCAAAGTGTTGATCTATAAATTCAATCATCTTTTATCTCCTCTAAATCACTTTCATCAAAAGGTATTTCAGACCACTCGCCATTTCTGCAAATATGGATAGTAGTATTTTCTATCTCATTATCCTCAATACATATTCCATCAATATTTAAAACATAAGTCTTACTCATCTTTTATCTCCTTAATTATCTTCAAGACTAGAATGGTCTTGTAATTTATTTTTCCAATCGGAATATTTTACTTGATCCATTTCACAATCAAAACAGATGTAATCGTTATGAATATCGCAACTACTACAATCTTTTTGTGGTTTAAGCTTATTGCCTAACAGAAAAAATATTTCTACTAAATATGCAGTCCAAGGCAAATATTCACTACCATCACAATCCATAATATTTTTTTGTTGCAAATCTGCTTTTTCGTAATCCTGGTAATATGTTTTCATATCATCTAAGTGTGGATACTTTTGATGTAATTCTTTAAGTGTTGTCATCATTTATCTCCTCATTAAAGTGTATAGAATGTGATTCAGAAGTTATCATTTTATCTACATTAATATTTATACAGGTGGTGTTATCTGGTAAATTAAAGACTTTGCATACAGTTATCCAATCATCTTCATTTTTAAAATCGGATTCCCAAAATGTATATTTACTCATCATTCAACTCCTCCACATCAAGATATATCTTTACCAATCGCCATTTAGCATTAGTGTCTGTTGATAGAGCATCATTATAATCCTCATCATAATACTCCCACTCATAATCAGTATTTGGATAATGTTTTTCTAACACCTTATCTAAATCTGTTTTAAAATCAGAGAATTTTTTGCTATCGCACAAATATTTTTCGTTACTCATCAGACACCTCCTCATAATAAAAATCATCTGCTTGTTCTAAAAGATTCTCTACACCATATAATTGATGCAGTTCTTTTTGCCATTGCTCTTCATTAGGCTCACTTTTAATTTGATTTCTAGCAACACCAATTAAACACCTAATGACTTCTAATGATGTTTCTAGTTCTTTGCTTGCTCTTTTATGTGTTAATTTCATCATTTATCTCCTTAATTTCTAAGACACTTACAGGCTCTAGAAAATAATTACTTTCTATTGTATTTAATACGCAGTTATGCTCTAAGGGATTTCCACTAGGACAAATAAAATCATTAGCTGTATCAACATCAACAACTAATCTCATTTCTACTTTCTTAATGCTCATCATTTACCTCCTTTATATCTAAACACTCCCAATCTTTAGAAGCATCACGACCTATTGCATACATTAATTCATCTCGACCTTTATCGTATGCTTCATCTTCATTTTTTGCTTTTACCAAATAATCGTATTGTGTTGTAAATGGAATAAAAGATACTTTGTATTCTTTTGGTTTACTCATCTTCGTTCTCCTTCCTTGAGAGCCAAGATAGTCGAAATTCAGTCTGTTTTTTTTCAAGATCGGCATCTTTCAAATCTTCTAACATAAGTTTTATTCTGTTCCAAGCTATCGCTACGTGTTGTGCATAGCCTTGATCTTCTCTCCAAACGTGATCAAGACTATTCATAAAACGATCAATAATCTCAACACTTATAATCTTTCTACTCATCATTTCCCCCTTGCTATTGCTGACAACATATCGTCAAGTCTTTGTTCTTCTTGGTCTTCATCAAGTTCTTCATCAACTGCAATATTGTCCCAATCGAATATGACTGCCCCATTACTGTCGTTATGGATTTCTTGTATAAGACCACCCTCAACTTCAATAATTATTGTGTCTTGTGTTATTCCTAGTTCTTCAAGTGTTGGTTTATTCATCATTCATCTCCTTATTTTTTAATCGTTCAGCAATCAAATTTAATTGTTTAATCATATTTTTTTTGTCTAATAATAGACGGTCAATTATTATTCTGAGTTCTTGATTTTCTCCAACCCATTCTGCTTTCGTTTTAACAGGATAGTTAACAAGAATTTTTATTTTGTTGTTATCGTTGAAATCAGTATATTTAACTTCCATCTTTTATCTCCTCCCTGTATTGTTTAACTGCGTAAATTTCTTCTTCGGTAAAATCCTCTTCCATATCCCAACACAAAAATGAACCAAAGTAATAAAGTTCAGTTCCATAACTGTCATAAGTCGGCTCAATAGATTTTATTTCTTGTATAGATTCTCCATCTTGTCTATCGCCACAAAGTTTTTCTTCATCTGCGATAAATTTATCTCTAACCTTTTTAGTAAAATATGGATTAGCCCAACCATTCCATAAGGGGTTTTTTAGATTCAAATAACCTTTATATTTGATAGGGTTATCATTCTTGGTTAAGGCTTCTAAAGTAAATGTTTTTTTAACTAAGTGCATTTGTCCTCCCTAGTTTTAAAATATCGTTAAACCTTTTACAGTCGGCCTTGTCCATATCTGCAAAAGTAATTTCTGCGTATGGCTTGTTATGTTTCTTTTCTAACATCTTCTGGTTGATGTGTTCTAGTAATGGTAGTAGATTGTTTTTAATATGCTTCATGCTTCCTCCCCTTATTGATTGAATGAATCTGTTTTATTCAATCGTGCTGTTTGATCTTCAACAGTTAAAGTATCCCAATCGTGGGGCCTAATGATACCTTCTTGGGTTTCATAAAATCTTAGCCTTTGATCGTTAACCTTTCTCTGTTCTGCTTCGGTCTTTGGATTGCTCAACAAAGCAAATAAACTAGAAATATTGCTGACTGTTTTTAAATGATCGTAAGTAGAGATTAAACCGTCTTTTTCTAGTATTGCTCTGGCTTGTTTGTCAAAGTCCTTAACCCTTATGGTTTTATCTGGATTAATCCAAGTTAAATGCCTCGCTGTATTGGCTGACCAATTATTGACGCTGATAAGATCATCAATAGCCACTAGCGTTTGATAGCTAAAAAATAACTGCTTACCATTTACAAAATGGCTATATAGATTTTTTGTAGACCTTAAGTAATTCGGTTTAGTGCCTTTAAGGTTTATTTCACTTTTTAATATACTCATTTTCTCCCCCTTAAAATTTGGTAGTCTTTCTTGGTTGCTTTCCCATCTAAAAGTTTATCAAGTGCCTCAA